AGTCACAGTGACTATCTCGGCCTCGCCCTTAAAAATTCGTATTGGACTGAAACTCGCCTTGTGACGTTCCGGAGCGACTGGACTAAGAATAGCGTCGGTTACTACCGAAGGTTCTCGTCTGAGTACGTATCCGTTGGACGCACTGCTGGGATTCCAGGACCCACTTTGCGTATGAGGCCAGCAAAGGCCTTATCGTGGCAACGCGGCTTAACCGCTGCTAGCCTTCTTCTACAGCACTTGAAAGTGTCGTAGTAACCCTGCCGGTTTCCGGCTGACAAATTGGAGCAATTAAATGCCCTCTCAAACTAGCTTGACAGTGAAAAAGAACGACACCACGACCGATGTAACTTACACGGCGATAACTCCCAGTTCGGGTGATAAAAACCCGGCCGTATGGCGAAACGAGTCTGTTGGTACAGCGATGTCCCACCGCCCGACGCTCACCCTGTCCTCCCGTAACAACGGAGGCGGGACTGCTCGTCGGATGGAGGGGATGCTGATGTACCCTACGACTGTCACTGGGAGCGATGGAAAGGTTACCGTTGCGGACAAGTGCCTCATCACCATTGGCGGCGTCATCCCTGTCGGGATGCCTACCGTCGATATTAACGAGGCCGTGTCCCAAGCCATGAACTTGTTCAAGACCACTCAGGTCCTTGACTCGTTCAAAAACGGCACAGCTCCTACCTAACAAGCATAGGAGTTTCCATCATGGTGTACACCCCTTTACCACGTGAAGTGGAAAGAGTGGTCTTCGCAATGTGCGAGGATCTCGCCACACCCGTCTCTCTCGGAGTTTACCTCCGGGTGAAAAACGGTTGCTGGGATAGCCTTGCCTCTATGCAAGTGCTCCCGGAGCATTACCTCGATGCGCATCGTTACTGGGCTGACGCCCAGGCGGTGTCCATTCTTCGGAAGTGTCAAGATTTGCCGACTACCTACGGCCGCAAGGCCGTGGCGTTGGAGAACTTTTGGATTTCTGAGAAGGATTGCTTCCGCACCAATGAAAGGCTACGATCTTATCTTTATGGTTCAGCTTACGCTGACCAAGATGAGAGTATCTACAGGTTCATCCTGCGGGTACGAAAAATCGTAGCTCAACTACTCGGACCGTGTCCATTTAATGTGGACGGGCGGTTCGGGCCTGGTGCGACTTTCGGCGACAAGGGACAGTTTACTACCGTTCCTGACAAAATGACATCTGAGCCCACTTTGACCTCCGACGCGACCAGTCACATGCTCTTGCAATGGACTGGCACAGCGTGGGCGAAAGCCTGCGTCGAACGGAATGTAGATCCGAAGTTTGTTCGTGGAAATCGGTTCACGACCGTACCCAAGGACTGTGTGAAGGACCGC